CCAGCGTCAGTAAAACCAGCAGCACCATTAGCAGGAGTGATATTAACAGTAGGACCATTACCAGCAATCTTTCTGGCAGCTGTGCCATCGCCTTTATATACGTAGACAAAATCGTTCTGAAGTCCACGTTCCCTATTCATACCACCTACCAACTCTGTGGTAAATGGAGTAATGTATGCTCTGCCCGCGTATGGACAGAACCCGAAATCCGTCATCGCTGCAATAGTTAGGATGGGACCGAACATCGTAGTAGAATCTACGACGTGATAGATGTTCCCACCAGAAGTGAGGACTAGCACGGTATTCTTATCGGACGTAGGATAGTTATACATCCGGAGAATATTGGACAAAGGACTGCCAATATCCTGGTGTCTACCTATTCCGTCACGAGTGGCGAATCCCTGACCACCCACGAATTGGAGATTATTACATTCAGAGAAATGGTCCATAGGAGTTTCCTCTACATCTCCGCGAGAGTAGAGTCCATTGAACTGCTCTAAAGTAATAGGTTCGTGGTCTCTCATAACGTTGGATAACCTTGTTCTACTCTACCAACACATCAGTCGGGGGACCGATTTCCAGCTTGGGATTATAAAACTTAAGCTATCCAACCCCTACGCTTGTAACCCTGTCGAAAGGGTCTACGCCGCGTCATAATTCTTTGTTTGCCTTTAGAACCGATACCAACGGCACGATTCATAGCGAGAACAGCGTAAGCATTCATCGCCTCAGCAGATGTGATGTTCCTTTCAATGAATTCAGCTAGTAGACCAGCAGTCCTATATTCAAGGAAAGTCTGAGCATTGATAACATTGATAAACGAGGATTCATTCACTACAGGAGTGAACAACTGTTTAACGTAGTCAATCTTAATGTCATTATTTTGAACTACTGGCAGCACTCGAATTTCATTAGACTGCCATGCCCAAATAGTGAAGAAATTCTGCTGAACCCCTTCTAAGTAGTGGGGAAGAAAATTACGCCTCGTCATTGGATACCAGGGGTCGGTATCTCGTAGACGTTCCCATAGTTCACTAGGTTCAATCATATCCGCTGGTAGAGTAGGAATACCCACACCATTGAATACAATAGCTGTAGCTCCAGCATCCATTTGAATGACTGCTGAAGTTTCTTCCGTTACAGAAATTGCATGAAGCTCGTATTCTTCCTGCAACTCCTGTAACGCGATGTTGAGGTAAGGAACTTGAGCAGCATACGTGTAGACACTCCTAGATGTATTATTCATAAGGCTCGCAGCCTTATCCATTACAGTTCCAGCTAGAAGGTCTACAGTCGCCATCGTTATCCTTTGGGCATCACTGACTTAGCAGCCAACAACGTTGCAGTCATTGGATGGTCAGGGTCTGGGAAATGACATGTAGCACAAATTGGATACTGAGGATTCTTCAGGCTTCCGCAAGCCTTACACCTCACCATATCAATCATGGCGAAATCCCTCATCCAATCTTTCGTGCCAGCGAGATTCAATTCGCGGGCTGCCATACGCATATCCTCAGAAACTGTCAGAGGATTACCGTTTGAACGTGCCCACAAACCATCTGCCGCCTTGACAAGATGCTCATATAGCTTCTTCTGCTTTACGAGTGCCTTATCAAGTTCGGTCTTGAATTTTGCTTTAACTTCTGCTGACGTGTAGTTCCCCATTACGAAGAACATACCCGGCATAGAATCGCCCATATTACAGGCAAAGACTCCATTGCAATAGTCACGAACTACAGACTCTGCAATCTGAATAGAACCGACGGGAATTTCCAGAATTGGCTGTTCCTCGTCAATTTCACGCCACCAAGATGACGGACCTACTACTAGAACGGCAGGATGTTCGTAACTCCCAGCAGGGATTACAAATAGTCCCGGTTCGATAGTATGTTTCCGTTCCTCAATAGCTTTAGGATAAATGCTAACGACGGTAGCCTTATCCATAGGATTCACTGGAGCACGAATTGTGCGCCTACGAAAATCCTGTAGTCCTGGAAATCCAAGTGGCATTAAACTTCTCCCTGTTTTTTGTAGTTTTGAGGCATTGCGATAGCCTCACCAGTAACAGTTCGGAGCATCAAGTCTGATTCATCTCCAAACAGTTGTTCAACGAGCAAGTCGATTCTTTGTTTATTGATTGCGATTTGTTCCTTAGGGTCGGAACTTACAGTAGGGTCAAAGTATTTACGAGCATTGATTGGATTACCTGTTTTCGCAGCATTAACCAAATCAATTACGAATTGGCAAGCCCAGAATTCAGGTTGAACAGGTTTTTTGAACCTATCCTCGAATTTCCAGATACACTCATATGACTTCTTGAAATTCCCCATCTCATCGCTGATAAGAACGAGATTTTCAAGAATCCACTTGTCTGGAATCCACGCATATTTCTTAAATTTCTGTAGTTCGGGAAATAGCAGTTCAACTCCACCGGGAGTTACATTATCAACCCGCATTTCAAACTGGTCAGGTGCCCACACCACCCTCCACATTTGATTAGAAGTTTCGGTTTCAATCCCATACATTTCGCGAAGTTGGGTATTGATGCTTTCAATATGGGTGGGGATTACTGGAAAGTCCATGTAAAATGAAGGGGGATTATTAGTCCCCCTCCCAACTCCTATACACCAGAGTTAATGACCCATTTACCGAGCGATTTCACGAAAGTCATGAAAACCGCACGATTCTGGACCGCAGCAATACCCACAAGGATATTACCAGCTGTATTCAAAGTTACGCCAGCAGCGTTAGTAGGAATCAAAACCAGAAATCCACCAAATCCCCCACCGAAGTTAGGGACAATGGTAGCAATGGCCGTGGTTCCCGTAACGAGAACAATATCGCTTTTCGCAACGATACTGGTTGCTGATGCAACAGTAGTCTCAGATAGCTTACTTGTCAGACCTGGAATCATCCCACCACCTCCTAGATTCTACAGGTTAACCAACAGGAACGTATTTCTGAGTAAGTGGATTGAACACCAGCAACATGACTTCACCAGAAACTGAAGCCTTAGTTGTCGTGATGTTATTTCCAGCAGTGATGCCAGCAGCTCCCGCGAACTGAATGGCAAGCATATGTCCCGTGGTAACAGGAGGCGTAATCGCGGTGATAGCCACGTTACCAGTAAGGACAGTCAAAAACGTAGTAGGGGCAATCGTAGCAGCCGAAGCCAAAGTAACAGGCTTGGGAGACGATGGTCCCTGTAGAGTTCCCAGTTGGGCTACATCAACATCAGCGATTGGCATTGTGAATACCTATCCTTATTCTGAGTTAGTAGCCAGCGGGGACAGCCAGAACATCAATATACGCAGTAGCGGCAGGATTAGACACGAATGTCTGCATACCGTTTACCATGTAGAAGATGTCTGACGTCATGACACCGCCCGAAGGACCACGAATTTCGAAAATCCTTCGCCCATCAGTTGTATAGAATCCGATGGGGAGGATTTCTCCACGTCCCCACACTTCATCAGTAACAAAGTCAATACGAGTCTGGTTCCAGTTGAAAGAAGCCTTCACATCAGCGCCGGCCATTTGCATGCCTTCGCCGAAATACATGTTCAGCTTTTCTTCTTTCGCCTGTTTCTGAATAATGGAAACCAACTGCCCGATTTCCTCGTAGGCTTGAACCTGACAAGGATGCATCCAAGCATTCGGTTTGAAACTATTGTCAATTCCAACACGATTCCCAATCTTGTTCATCGCAAGACGGGGGAATGGAAGTGACAGAGGATTTGAACCAGCGTTCACACGATTGGAACGAATTTCCGGCGTAGCTGCACGCGAGAAACCCAACCATGTGCCGGTGGAAGCATTTGAGTGATGGTAAGGCACACCATACAGCGCGGGAAGCGAAGTAGGCGAGCTAATACCGTTAGTTACGATTACGTCTGTGGGTGCAACAAGAGCAATCTGCGGCGTGATGCTGATTGTCTTATTCTCAACGTCCCACTGAGTAATGACGCCACTTCCGCGATTCGTCGCAAGAGTAGCATCGAATACCTGCACGGTCTGTCCAAAACGCATCAGACGCGCACCAAAACCATCCGTGGTGAGCGTAATAACGTTAGAACCACCCGCAGGGGTATCCGTGGTAACGGTGCCAATGACACCAGTTCCAGCCTGCATCATCTGTGCGTCCAACTGACGACGCATTTCATCCAATGCAGTAGCCGTCAGACGACGGACACCATTAGTGATAGCCTTCCGCTCATCATCAGTGGACCACTGAGTGAGCTTCGTGTATTCAATGTTTTCGCTAACGAAAACGGAAGTGAGAACAGCTTTGTCAAAGGTAGGACCGCCACCACGTCCAAGGTCTCCACCATCAGCATTGAAATACTGAAAGCTTCCACCAGGACGAAGTTCCAACGGGACTCGCATTTGACGATTAGAAATCTTTTCCACATCACGCTTCTTGATGTTGGAATAGAATTTATCGTCGCGCTCAAAGAGCACACGAATCTTCGGAAGAACCCTTTCGAGTTCTAGCGCCGCTACCTGTGTTTCTACAACTGCCATAGTTGTTGTAACCTCAGGTTAATCGGAGTTGAGAAAATCCAACGTAGACATCTTTTGAGGAATGTCCTTGGCTTCACGTATCTTGCCGGATTGTTGGGTTCTCGGCTTACCCGCTGGAACTGGACCCCTTTTCGGAGTCGTATCTTCATCTTCCCTAACACGATGGCCTGTTCCTCGCAAAGCTTCATTTCTAGCCTTTTTTATGACTGAAGGCAACAGTGTTTTTGCTCTGCTGAGAAAGGCGGAACGAACTCTATCTTTGGCAGTATTCGAGAAGTTCTCCTCAAATACCTTCTCCCAAAGTTTGTCTGTCAGACCCTTAAATCTGACATCTTTTTCGAGAAGCCCACTAAGGGTTTCCATTGCATCCTTTACGGCATTCTTACGCACGTATGGGGACATTGACTCTTTCGGGTCAATATGGGCTTCAATCGTGTTACGCAAGGTGTTATTCACTCGCGTATCAATATCTGATTTAGCAGTATCGAACTGCTGACGCATGAAACTCTGTTCACGCTCATTCTGTGCAGTATTCTGCTGTTCTTCTTCCTGCGATTCTTTTGAAAGATTCTGCGGAGGAGTAAATTGACTACTCATGAATACAAACTGATTCAAGAGTGTTGCAGCAGCTTCTAGTGACTTATTCCCTGAGGAACGAGCCTCTTTCACCATTGCTTGAATAGTATGCTTAGTTACATTGCCAATGACGTGCATGTATGCACCTTCATCGACTTCTGCAAGAGTATGGAGATATTTATCAGCTAGTTTGAGGAATGACTTAGGATTCTCAGCTTTAACAGCCTTGAGAACATTGGTGATAGAACCATCCATAATTTCGCCCTCGAATGTATCGAGGACTTGAGCTTTTTCGGCTACCATACGTGCATCTTTAACGGTGCCGAACATTTCCGTGAATTGCTGGTCACGGTAATATGAGTTTTCCAACTGTGGGAAATCTTTAAAAATAGTCGGATACTTCTTGAGTATTTCTTGCCTACGAACCGGAGTTACAAGTTCCAGCTTTTCTTCTGATGGACCTTCTAACTCAGCTTCGATTTCAGCAAGTTCATCAACTTCTTCTTGTTCTTCAGGTTCAGGAGTTTCTTCCTGTCCTTCTGAATCTGTTTTTCCAGCCTTTTTAGCAGGCGGTGTGATATCAAGAACTTCGGTTTCGGCGTCGTCCGCGAGGAACTCAATAATATCCTCAGTTCCGCCACTTTTAGGGCCATCAGGTAGAACGGTAGTAGTTCCAGAAGGTGTTTCAGCCGCAAAGAATTGAGGAATCCTATTGAGCAGTCGCGACATTTTCTTCTCCAGTTATGGGGGCTTCACCTTCTGGTTTACCTTCTTCGCCAGGTTTACCAGATTCGGCTTGAGCTTGTTGTTCCATCATTGCTGCTTTCTGAATTTCCATCAGATGCAGCTTTCCGTGTAGCAAAACATTCTTGTAGCCGGGAGGATTTTCAATCTTAGCGAGTCTACCCGCTTCACTGACAATCCACTTCCTACAAATTTCAAAGTGAATGTCATTATCATCGTAATCTGGGTCAATTTCCACCGATGATATTTCGGGCATCATCGGGTCGCCAGTTGGTATGGGTTGAGATTCAAGCAATTGTTTAATTTCGTCGTTCTGCTTGTCTTTATCACCCTCACCAGGGACAAAGAAATCAGTTAGCCCGATAGCATCACGAATGATGGGAAGATTTTCAGGCGCAGCCAAAATAGCAAGAATTTCAGGATTACCAGCTTGGAGAAGCTGCATAATCACATCTTTCTGCTGCGACCAAGTAATGGGGAGATTTTCGTTAGCTTCTAATTCGACACGGCCAATCTTACCTTCAAGTTCGGCCTTACGAATCATTACGTTAATGAAAGAACCGTCTTTGGTGCGCTGAACATCATGCTCATCACTCTTTGTTTCCTTGATGAACATGGGAATCGTTTTCCCAAAGATTTCCTTCCACCACATGGTGAACATCTTCCATGTGTTCTGCAATCTCTGCAAGGCTTGCGCGCGGGACATAGAGTATTGCGATGCTGTCTCGCTCCCGTCTAATGCTCCCCCGAAAAGTGAGGGTAGAGCGCCCGATACTAATTGTCCTAGATTCTGTATTTGAGTTCCGAATGGCATCACCTCCGGAGATAAGTTAGCAGTTTTTACTTCGTGAAAGGCGTCTCCAATACTTTTACCTGATTTTGGAGTAGCCTCATATATTCCGCCGGGAATAGATTCCATCTGCCGATAGGCGTTAAAATCCAAAACGCCGGGGTCGGCAAAAGTTTGACCGATTCCATGCTCGATAGTCTGTAGTGTAAGAGATATGAGGTCATTAGTTATCTCTTGAATAGAGACAAGCAATAGTCCCAGAGGGTCAAAATGAATATAATCAGACAGAGGATTGTTAGTGATAGTCCAACAATCATCCAAGGATTCGTTTTCAGCAGAACCAAAATCATCATTGACTAGTGCGACTTTGCAGCCGTTAGGATAGAGCTCTTTGAGCTGTTTAACTTCATCTTCAGTTGCACATACATTGAATGCGCTAGGCCGAAGCCACGCATTTCTAATAGTGACTACATTGGTGGGGTATTCTCCCATGTATTGCGGACTGAGCCGTCCGAGTTCTTCATATGGGTCACGCGGGCCAGATGATGCGCGAATCTTAGATGGGGTAAGTTTCCCATGCAGATGCGAAAATCTCTCAATAGCCTGCGAGTAGTGAGTCTCATAGGCGTAGATAAGATAAGGACAGTCCTCTTGTCGCTTTGCGTAATTCGGAACCTTAACATACAAGCCACCGTATGCTTCGAGACACATACGGGATTTCGGCTGCTGCGTGATACCGACGATTCTTTCGACAATTAGTTGCTCCTGACTTAATTCGGGTTCAATCATCATTAGGCATGAAGGACAAAGTTCAGCATTCGAATTCTGAACTACATCCTGCACAGCAACATCAGTATAATCAGGCATGAACTTATCTTTCGACCGTTCAGCCTTCATACCAGTTTGTTCAAGCTGCATTGCTACTTCTGGATTCTGTTCTGCCAATCCAGCAATCATTTGGTCATCAATTTGATAACCACAATTAGGACAAGTAGTGTATTCGTGATTTTCAGTATCTTGACGATACTTCTTTTCCTCGTAAGTTCCGTATTTCTCGTCAGCCTTGGGATAGCTATAGCAAGCTACCATCCCCTCAGTGCAATAGATAAATAGAGCATGAAGCCAGAGTAGAGGAACGTTATTGTGTCGATAAATAAGTTGGGCAATTTTGTCCCCCGCCCGCGCTGTAGAGAGGTCAAGATTATTATCAGCGTCGTCAGGGTAACACTTGATAGGAGGAACAGTAACACTAAGGGCCGCAATAATGGACTCCAGATAAGCGCGGAACACATTAACTGGCTTATCATAAGAAGATTGGTCAGTATCAGAACCCTGCGATTCAGAGTTCGGAATTCTCCAATCATGGGCCGTTTCTGTCCATGTGCTTTCCAATCCTTCCCAGAGTAGCTTTAGACGGCGCCATGTTCTAATCTGGCGCTCACGTATAGCAGTATCCTCTTTGTCAAAGTGGTCAACCACTGACATAAGGAGACGCTGAACTTCTTCTGATGGGATTTTAGCAGACATTAGTTTAGCTTATTACCTTCCGGCAAATTGATTAAAGCGTCCGAAAAGTCCTCCAATATCAGTTCCTGGAGCACCCATATTAGGACGTTCATATCCGGACGGACGATTAGACATTCCACCAGTAATTCCAGAATTTCCCGATGGTGGTTGGAACAAGTTGGCATATGGTTGAGTAAATAGTTGTGGTGATGGACCAGTATTAATACTCTGCGGCATTTGAGCCTGCATTTCAGGTCCACTAGTAGTGGCTGATATTAATCCTGGAGCTTGCATTCTGCCTGCCATTGGATTTTGTGGCATGGGCATTCTTTGACCGGGCATTTGACCGCCAAGTCCACTAGTAACTCCCGGCCTTCTCATGGGAGATTTCTGTCTATTGAGGAGACCAGATGTAGCTTTGGCAGCACCAGACAAGTCCCCGCCATAGTTCTGGGCTAATCCATTTGCCATTCCCGCCCCCATATTCCCGAGGCGTGACATCATAGACGGACCTGTGTTGATTCCTGCCATTACTTGTCTCCCCCACCGATATACTTCTTATACATCTTAGTCAGAAAGCCATCTTCGGGAGCCGTTGTTACAGCTCCAGCCTTCTTTTTCTTAGCTTCTTCCTCTTTACGTTTATTTTCAGCAGCAGACATGGCCTGAATTCTACCAACCATATCCGGCTGCTTCTTTTTAGTTTCTTCCTTGGCGCCACTTACATAGCCACCAAGACGGGAAGCACCTTCTTTAGTTGCTCCCGCTGCTGTTTGCTGTCTTGCCACTTTGATTCTCCCTTTCTTGGGCGACTACATCTAGTTCTTTTTCAAGTTCTGCTACATCATCATCAGGTTTAGCAGCTACAGATAATGCTCTACGACGAGCAGTTTCCTCAGCTTGCATCATCTGACTCTTGATATTGTAGGATAGATGCCTACGCGCAATAGGGATAGTATTCATCGGCGGAGCTACTACAGGAACAGGCTCCGGTTCTGGTTTATTCAGTAGTCTATTCAGTAGAATTTCATTCTCTCGATGAGCATTGTTCAACTCAGTCTTGAGAACTTCACAAGAATTGCATACCTTCTGTTTCTCAGCGAGATATGCACGAAGTTCATACCATTCACGAAGCCAGTTAAACATTGTTACTCCCTAATGCTTACAATCCAAGAATTTCCCGGAGCAAGTTTACGTTCGTAGACTCGAATAACTCCCGGTCCTTCTAAATCCTGACGATGGATGTATTGACCAGTCTGATATTCGAGAGGAACTGACCTAGCGCCAGCTACCCAATTTTCAGCACGGTCTAATTCATCTCCACTAAATAGCTGGCTCAACTTACCAGAGATTGAATGGAAACATGCACCACAATTCAATAGCGTAGAACCTGCCATTGCGTCATGAGCATGAAATGATGAATTATCTCCGTCAGTGAATCGAGTATTTTCATTCGTCAAGCAGGGAATGTTAGCCTGGTCTGCAATTTCCATTGCATTGTGACCTACTTTTCTCTGCCATTCGGAAAGTCCATTAGTATGATATTGAGTGTAATCCCAAAAGGGCTCCACTCCTTTATGGTCCGCACCATTACTACCGTGCGATGCGATTAGTCCATTTGGTTTACGTAATGCAGCAGTAACCTCATTATCATGTTGGTCAGACTCATTGACCATTTCGATAAGGACGTTATTCTGTCCTCGCAATGCGTCACAAGTCTGATTCCAATGATTAATCTGGTCAGCCTGATTAGGCATCGCAATCTTAGTGCTAGTAAATACCGTGAATTCTACAATGTGTCCATATGACGCACACAGCTGTGCGAACGGAACAAGTTTAGAGTAGAAATCAGGATAATTGGAAGGAAGAAATCCATTAGGACTAATTGTCGGATTCGGCACCATGAGGAGCCAAACGCGCAAACAATTAAATCCCAAACCAGCTCTCTGAGAGAGGATAGGAGTGATATCCTGACCATCGAGATAGTGCTGATACAAGGGAAATTCAGTAGACTGAACAATTACGAGGGATTCACCCCCGACCCTCT